CTATATAGAAACACCCCCCGGTAGGAGTCCCACACCTCCTCTTGCATCCCCACATATATTTCTGCTATATTCGGCGCAATTCCCGATAACCTTCGGTGCGCATGATTAACATACAACCTACGGCAGAACACCCTTTACCGTTCGACACATCCGATGAGCAACCCAAGACTCATAAGGATGCCGTTGCTATTGCTGCAAATACCGCAGACCTTATAGATATGCTCGGCCCCGGGCTTGAGTACGAGGATAAGGATTTACATAAAGCTGCGGAAGTAATCAATGGTGTTGATAAACCTGCTACTCCCAAACACATACAGAGTGCAGCAGAAGCTAAAGCCGCTGCGGTGCTAGTCAAACAATTTGACTTTCAAGCCTTTGCAGATATACAGCAAGCCCGCACGTTCATCACAAATAAGTTGGTCAAAATGACTGACTGCGGTGATCCTAAGATTGAGATCAAAGCACTTGAGTTGCTTGGCAAACATTCAGATATTGGGTTGTTCACAGAACGCAGTGAAATTACGGTGCACCACAGCACAAGTAAAGGACTTGAAGAGTCAATCAAAGAGCGTATAAAGCGACTGATGAATGCGGACATTACAGATGTAACACCACTAGACGATTTGGATACGTATTTAGGCCCTAGCGAAGTACAGCCCAACGGTAAAGCTGACGCAGCAAACAAAACCAGCACTGATGAGCCTAACGCTTAAAGAAATCGAAGCCGCAATCTCTTCTGGCAAGATGTCAGATGCTGATATGCGTGTGTTAGAAGCCCAGCTTATTAAGTTGGAGAAGCTAAAAGAGCGTGAGCTTTGCCAAGATAAGTTCATTAAATTTGTAGAAAAGGTCTGGCCCACCTTTATCTCGGGTGCTCACCACAAAAGAATGGCTGAAGCCTTTGAGCGCGTGGCAAATGGCACTTGTAAAAGGCTAATTGTTAACATGCCACCCCGCCATACCAAGTCAGAATTTGCCTCATACCTGCTCCCGGCTTGGTTTTTGGGTAAATTTCCGCACAAAAAAGTGATTCAGACCTCCCACACGGCTGAATTGGCGGTGGGGTTTGGTCGAAAAGTGCGAAATTTGGTGGATTCTGAGGTCTACAACAACATTTTTCCCAATTTAGCTCTGCAAGCGGACTCAAAAGCAGCCGGAAGGTGGAATACCAGCAAGGGCGGTGACTATTTTGCTATTGGTGTGGGCGGTGCAGTGACCGGTAAGGGTGCTGACGTACTGATTATTGACGACCCACACTCAGAACAAGAGGCTGCTATGGCGGCTTCCAACCCAGAGGTATATGATAAGGTGTACGAGTGGTACACCTCAGGCCCACGGCAGCGTCTCCAGCCGGGGGGAGCTATTGTCATCGTGATGACAAGGTGGGCGCAAAGAGATTTAACCGGACAGGTGCTCAAGTCAGCAGCCCAGAGGGGTGGTGAGGAGTGGGAAGTTATTGAGTTCCCGGCAATTTTGCCCTCAGGGAATCCCCTGTGGCCCCAGTTTTGGTCTATTGAAGAGCTAAAAGCGCTCCAAGAAGAGCTGCCTAATAGTAAGTGGCAAGCCCAGTATCAGCAAAATCCGGTCGGTAATGAGTCTGCGATTGTCAAGCGCGACTGGTGGAAATGGTGGGAGAAAGATGAGCCGCCGACATGTGACTACATTCTTCAGTCTTGGGATACGGCATTTGAGAAAACTCAGCGTGCTGACTATTCAGCAGGTACTACATGGGGTGTATTTAACTGTGAAGAAGATGGGTTCCGTCCCAATCTGATTCTGCTGAATACTTATAAAAAGCGGGTAGAGTTTCCAGAGCTAAAGCGTGATGTGTTGCGGGAATACAAGGAGTACGAGCCTGACTCTCTAATTGTAGAGAAGAAAGCATCCGGTGCTCCGCTAATTTATGACCTCAGGGCGATGGGTGTGCCGGTGCAGGAGTACACTCCAAGCAAAGGACAAGACAAGATAGCTAGGCTAAACTCTGTATCGGATATTATTGCGTCTGGGAAAGTATGGGTCCCTCAGACTCGTTGGGCAGAAGAGTTGGTTGATGAGGTTGCAGCATTTCCCGCAGGCGAGCATGATGACTTGGTAGACGCCACGACTTTGGCGTTGATGCGGTTTAGGCAAGGTGGGTTTTTACGTCTTCCGACAGATGAGCCGGAGGATATTAAATGGTTCAAAGGCTATCGCCGTGAGCGGTACTACACAGTGTAGAAGGAGCTAGTATGGCAACGAATGGGATTGACAAGGGCTTGTATGCAGCGCCGTTGGGTCTTGAAGAAGAGGTCATGCAGGCCCCTGATATTGAGATTGAAGTGGAAGACCCCGAGAGTTTGACTCTTGGCCTCGGTGATATTGAAATAGAACTCAAACCACAAAAAGAAACGGCTGAAGATTTTGACGCCAATCTTGCCGACTACATGGATGAGAACGAGCTTACCTTGCTCGGGTCCGATCTGGTCAGTGATTTTGAGAAAGATATTAACGACCGCAAGGATTGGATTCAGACCTATGTAGACGGTCTAAAACTGCTTGGTTTGAAGTATGAGGAGAGGACTGAGCCGTGGCAGGGTGCCTGCGGGGTATTCCACCCCATGCTAACCGAGTCTGTGGTTAGGTTCCAGTCTGAGGCGATTACTGAGACATTCCCGGCGCAGGGACCAGTTAAAACCACAATTATTGGCAAAGACAACAATGAGATTCAGGAAGCTGCTACTCGTGTCAAGGACGACATGAACTACCAGCTTACCGAGGTGATGGTTGAGTACCGCCCGGAGCATGAGAAGCTGCTGTGGAACCTACCGCTGGCTGGCAGCGCGTTTAAAAAGGTTTATTACGACCCAAGCCTTGGCAGGCAGGTTGCCGTGTTTATCCCCGCAGAAGATATTGTGGTGCCCTACGGAGCCTCTAATCTGGAGGGTGCCGAGCGTGTTACACATGTGATGCGTAAGACCGAGAATGAGGTTACCAAGCTAATAGACGCAGGCTTTTACAGGGATGTGCAGCTAGGCGATCCGACCTATCAGTTAGATGATATTGAGAAGCAGAAGGCTGAGGAAATGGGGCTTTCTGCGATTCAGGACGACCGCTACCGCATTCTTGAGATGCATGTTCTGCTTGACCTCAAAGGGTTTGAGCATAAGAACAAGAAAGGTAAACCTACCGGGATTGCCTTGCCGTATGTGGTTACCGTTGAAAAGGGTACCAGCAAGATTTTGGCAATTAGGAGGAATTGGTATGAAGAGGACAAACTCCACCTCAAGCGGCAGCACTTCGTGCACTACCAATACATCCCGGGGTTCGGGTTCTACGGGTATGGACTCATCCACCTCATCGGTGGATACGCTAAATCGGCGACCATGCTTGTACGTCAATTGGTCGATGCGGGAACTCTATCTAATCTCCCCGGCGGTCTTAAATCACGGGGCCTTCGCGTTAAAGGTGATGACACGCCAATTCAGCCCGGAGAGTTCCGAGACGTAGACGTACCTAGCGGTTCTATTAGGGACAATATCCTGCCCCTGCCCTACAAAGAGCCAAGTCAGGTTCTTTACGCTCTGTTCCAGAATATTGTTCAGGAAGGTCGGGCATTTGCATCTAGCGGGGATATGAATGTCTCCGATATGAGCAGCCAAGCCCCAGTAGGGACAACTTTGGCTCTTCTGGAGCGTACTCTGAAGGTAATGACGGCGGTCCAGTCAAGGCTGCATTACGCCATGAAGCAGGAGTTTAAACTGCTTAAAGTCATTATTGCTGACTACACCCCAGAGGAATATGCGTATGAGCCAGCAGATGGCCCGCGCAGAGCCAAGAAGTCAGACTACGACATGATTGACGTCATCCCGGTGAGCGATCCAAACGCCGCCACGATGGCGCAGAAGATTGTCACCTATCAGGCAGTCCTACAGTTAGCCCAATCAGCCCCGCAGTTGTATGACCTGCCACTGCTCCATAGGCAGATGATTGAGGTCCTTGGGGTTAAAAACGCAGCCAAATTGGTGCCGGTTGAGGACGATGCAACCCCCATCGACCCGATACAGGAGAACCAGAATCTCCTGACTATGAAGCCCGTTAAGGCTTTCCTAGAGCAGAACCACCAAGCTCATATTCAGGTACATATGTCTGCCATCCAGAATCCCCGGATTCAGGCAATGATGCAGCAAAACCCGCAGGCTCAGGCTATTTTTGCCTCAGCAATGGCTCATATAAACGAGCATGTGGCGTTCCAGTACAGGATAGAGATTGAGCAAGCTATGGGTATGTCTTTGCCCCCAATGGAGGACAAAAACAGCGACGAGCGCCAGAAAATCCCACCGCAGATTGCAGACCAGATTGCGGTATTGGCTGCTCAGGCGTCCCAGCAAATCCTCCAAAGGGACCAGCAACAAGCCCAGCAACAGGCGGCACAACAGCAGATGCAAGACCCGGTGGTGCAGATGCAGATGCAGGAGCTTCAGCTAAAACAGCAGGACTTGCAGCTTAAAGCCCAGAAACAGCAAATCGAGGCGGCGGCAAAGGCAGACCAAATCCGGGTGGAAGAAGCCCGTATCGCGGCGCAGAAAGAGATTGCAGCTATGCAGGTAGCAGCCACAGCTGCCGCAGCAAAAGACAAACTTGCCAAGCAGATGGAAGTTGAAGGTGTACGCATTGGTGTTGACGCGGCTAAACACCGCGCTCAAATGGCGATGCAGCGTGCTCAACGGGCGGCACAACAAAAGCCCGATAACAAACCGTCTAAAGGAGCTTGATGAACAATGAAATCCGAGCCTTGTCGCTCGTGCAACAGGAAATAGAAAAAATGAGGCAGGAGCAGACCGCATTTATTGCGGAAAGCCGAGCCGAGACATTTGATGAGTACAAAAAGGTCTGCGGGGTAATCCGGGGTTTAAACCTTGCAGATTCTGTTATTAACGACCTCGTGCAAAGGATGACAAATGATGACGACTGAGTTTGACCTAAAAGCGGTTGATTTATCCGGTATTTTGAACAAAACCACCGTTGATAAGGCAAAACAACTGCCAGACCCATCTACCTTTCATATTCTCGCGGTAGTGCCAGAAGCTATGGAAGAGTATGCCGACAGCGAAATTGGGTTGGTTAAGTCGGATAAAACCATGTATTATGAGGAAGTACTCACTCCTGTTCTATTCGTTGTAAAGCTTGGACCTGATTGTTATAAGGATAAAACCCGGTTCCCAAATGGACCGTCGTGCAAGGAGGGTGATTTTGTCATCGTCCGCCCCAATTCAGGCACCCGCCTGAAGATTCATGGTCGTGAATTCAGGATTATCAATGATGATTCTGTTGAAGCGGTTGTGGAAGACCCGCGTGGAATAACCCGCGCTGCATAAGGAGTAAATCATGCAAGAGCAAGTAAAAGGGGAAGAATACAAATTCCCGGACGAAGTGGAGCCTGAAATTGAGGCAAAGGTTGAGGTTGAAATAGAGGACGATACTCCTGAACCGGACCGAGGGCGCAAAACTGCTCCCCCACCGGAAGACCCGACCGATGAGGAATTGGCGTCCTATGACGACAAAGTTCAAGCCCGGATCAAGAAATTTACCCGTGGCTACCATGACGAACGTAGGGCTAAGGAAGAAGCTCTGCGGGAGCGGGAAGCAGCGGAAAACTATGCAAGGCAGGTTTTAGAGGAGAATAAAAAGCTCCAAAAACAGCTTGCAACCGGTAGCCAAGCATATATTGAGACCTCAAAGGTAGCCGCAGAAGCTGCGTTTAAAGCAGCCAAGCAGAAATACAAAGAGGCTTATGAAAGCGGCGATGCTGACGCTGTAGCGGACGCACAGGCGGAAATAACCAAAGCCACGCTGGCTATGGACAAAACCGAGAACATGCGCCCGATTGAGGTTGAAGATAAGGAATTTACTCCAGCCAAACCCGAGCCGTCAAAACTCAGTCCCCGGACGCAGAAATGGCTTGATTCCAACAGTGATTGGTGGGGTCAGGACGAAGAAATGACTATGGCTGCGATGGGTATTGACAAGAAACTACAACGCGAGTATGGTCCAGATTATGTGGGTACTGAAGAGTATTTCCGCACCATCGATAAAACGATGCGCAAAAGATTTCCTGAGCATTTCGATGCTCAGAGCCATGAGGATGACGACCCTCCTCCAAAACAAAGGGCCGAACCGGCAGACGAGGATGAACCTCCGCGCCGTGCATCAAAAATATCTACGGTAGTAGCTCCGGCTTCCCGTAGTACCCCGCCTAACCGTATTCGGTTGAAGGCATCCGAAGCCGCGATAGCCAAGCGCCTTGGGGTCCCTTTAGACCTTTACGCCAAACAGGTTGCTCAACTGAAAAGAGGTGAATAATGGAACAGCAAAACACAGCACGTCAAAATCGTGCACCGCGTGAAACAGAAAACCGTCAGACGGAGTATCGCCCAACGGCGTGGCGTCCGCCTGAGACTTTGCCTTCGCCTGACAACCGTCCGGGCTGGAAGCATCGTTGGGTTCGCTTATCCACGCTTGGTGTAGCTGATGCCGGTAATATCTCTAGTAAGTTGCGTGAAGGATATGAACCCTGCAAAGCAGAGGATTATCCCGAACTTATGTTGCACGCTTCCACAGAAGGTCGTTTCAAGGGAAACATCGAAGTGGGCGGACTGTTGCTTTGCCGTATTCCCGAAGAGTTTTTGGAACAACGTATGAAATACTACGAAAACCAAAACCGTGCTCAGGTGGAATCAGTAGACAACAATTTCCTTCGTGAAAATGATCCTAGGATGCCTCTGTTCGCAGAGAAAAAATCCAAGGTCACTTTCGGTTCTGGTTCTTAATTTTATTGGAGCTTAACATGGCTTATCCCACCGTTAGCGCCCCATATGGATTCCGTCCCATCAATAGTATTGGTGGCACTCCGTATTCGGGTTCTACTCGCCTAGTGCCGATTGACTCCGGCGCTATGTATACCGGCGATCTCGTCGAAATGCTGTCAAGCGGCAAATGTAAAGTTGTTGCTGATGGTACCGCTGCCCCTCAAGCACTTGGTGTTTGTATGGGTGTTCAGTACACCAACTCAGCGGGTCAAACCGTTCAAGCCCAGTACGCTCCGTCGTCTGGTGTGACCAACGCTGGTGCCTATGTGGTTGATGATCCCCGCGCCCTGTTCCAAGTGGCTGTTGTGTCTTCTGGCACGACTATCGCCTCCTTGGGTCGCACTGCTGTTGGTCAGAACACTTCGGTGATTCTGAACGCTGGCAATGCAAACACCGGCGATTCTGCTCAAGCTATTGACGACACTACCGCTACCACCAATACGCTACCCATTCGTATTGTGGACGTTGTGCCTGCAACTGCTACCGGCAGCGATGCGTATGTGGAGATGGTCGTCAAGATCAACACCCATACTTATAACAACACCACAGGCGTCTAAGGAGTAAATCATGGCAATTAGTCGCGCACAACTGCTCAAGGAATTGCTCCCCGGATTGAACGCTCTGTTCGGTCTTGAGTACGCCCGTTACGGCGAAGAGCACAAGGAAATCTACGAATCCGAGACTTCGGAGCGTAGTTTTGAAGAGGAAACCAAGCTGTCTGGCTTCTCCGCCGCTCCGGTGAAGAACGAGGGCAGTGCCATTGCTTATGACAATGCACAAGAAGCTTGGACTACTCGCTATAACC